GTGGGGATGCTCTGCAGAGCCCCGTTTAAGACCAAAGATTGGTCCCCAGTAAATCATCCTAACTAGGATGAAGGTTAGAAGTTATTCGCTTCTTACCCGTGCGCAACCCTGCGCACGAACGTCCTCGTCTCACGACGAAGGGCAAATGCTGGCATACCATTCTCGTCCGGCGCGGCTCCTTGCAAAGCAGCCCCCATCTGATAGCGGTTGGAACGACCATACTGACGCTCGTCCATCACTGGATTGGTGAGCAGTTCGTTCCACTCCCAGCAGTGGAGATCCTCGTTGAACTTTAGCCCTAACTGGGCTGGCGTTCGCGAACTATCCAAAGCTGTGTTTGACGGACCACCACAGAGGGCTGGACGATACAATGTCCAATCATGTGGAATAAAATTATCCGTCAACTCCTGTGCTAGGTTTGTATAACCTTTTGCACGGAGGGAGTTTATGAAGTGAAAAGCCTGACCATAGTCTGCTATAACGAAATCGCAGACGAAAGGTCGTACATTTAACCCATTAAAGTAATCCTGCCCGCAACTTTCGCGAAAGGGACCGAACACGAACGATTTTTCATTGTTTAGTTCGAATCCACAGACGTTAAGTAGCTCAATGAGCTCTAGTGCGGCAGACTGGTACACGATTATGTCGTCCCCGTAAACAGCGCAACGCGCATCGGGAATTTCACAGTCCTCGTATACAGCCTGAACAAGAGACCAGAACAACAAAGTCTCTAATGGGAAGCAGAATCCATTACCCATCGCCATAAATTTCTCACTCCGGTACGATTTACCATCTAAGGTAAACCCGGGGGAGCGAATCTGGTCGAGAAAGGCGAACCACTCGGGTGGCAACAGAAGTTTCACGAATTGTATTGCTATCGTGTCACTCGCTGCTGTCAAATCGAGAGTCGCAAACGGATGTCCTTCACAGGATGATCCTAGGTAAGCCAGTGGTCCGTTCACCTTTTCCTGGGCGGTAGTAATGTCGATGTTGGCTCGTAGGCGCAAGCGCTCACGAATCCAGTCACCGACTCCGTTCTGGAGCAGGATGTTTTGGAACACAGGTGTGCCAACGGTGCGATGCACTTTGGCTACTTTTGTGACGTAGTTTATTTTGTCATGCTCTACGACTTTGCTGCGGCTCTTTAACTCGGCTTCAAATTTCTTGAAGCATAGTGAAGGATCACCGATAATCTGGTGTTCCTCAAAGGGGTGTAAACCCCGATGGAATGCAGGAATGCCAAAGAAGGCGTTAGTCG